CAATAGAAAACCGCTTGTAAAAAAGTAGTCGATTTAGTAGAATCAATATAGAGCATTGTAAATAAAAACCGCTAAACCCTAGTATTTATGGGATTTAGCGGTTCTTTTTTTATTGATTGAGTTCAAAATGAGTTCCAAAAATTAAAATTCGCTATTTTGGGGCAAGTTATCCACAGTTATGCTCTCTAATTTGTCGACAGCTTTTCTATTAGCTTCAGGCATCATGTGAGCATAAAATTTGAAGGTTGTGTTTGTATCTGCGTGACCAATCTGTTCAGCGACTGCCAAAATATCTCCGGTAGCTGCGTAAAGCATTGAAGCATAGCTGTGCCGGAGAATGTGAGGACTAATTCTTGGCAAGCCTAACTTAGTACAGTGATATTGCATATATGTTCTGATAGCCGACGGTTTTATGCCATCAAAGATATAATCTTCTGGTTTAGCCTTATAAAGCGTGCCTATGTAGTCTATGATTTGATTATAGAGGTATTTCGGTATTTCAACATCACGCACGGAGCTTCTTGTTTTTGGTGTGCTAATGACAAATTCATCTTTATTGTGTATCCTCATCAGTGATTTATTAACATGAATTTTATAGGGCGATATATCCTCGATTTTTAGAGCCATAACTTCACCTATGCGCAAGCCTGCCCAAAAGATGATATTGAACAGTACTCTATGTGAAGCTATCTTAATATCGTCATAGAAAATCTTATACTGTTCTACTGTCCATAATTTCGCACGTGTATCGTTAGAATATGGCTTTACCCTGTCGGTAAGAGTGACAGGGTTATTTTTTGTTCCGTAATTTCTTTTCGAGAACTCGAATACCTGGCTTAATTCCGAACGTATCTGATTTAGCAGTCTGCTTGAAAGGCGTTCTTTTTTTGATTTCTCATTTTGAAGGGCAAGCCAGCGCATAACTTGAAGCGGAGTAACCTTATCTATGTTCATATTCCCAAAGAAAGGGAGGACGTAATATTTTAATGCCTGGTTTTTCTTGTCGACAGTCGACTGCTTTAATTCTCCTAGCTTCAATTTGCTGTCCAGCTCTTGCTGGTATGCTGCAATAACTTCGCTAAATTTCGGATCATGTGTATGAGTTTTGTTTCTCATGTCGCTTTCGTATTTTTCAGCATCACGCTTTTTATCAAAACCTCTTTTGGTTGTATGTTTTCTTACGCCTTGCCAATCTTTATACCAAAAAGCGCAGTCCCATTTTCCTGTTTTCAGATTTTTTGTTACTGTCATGTTCTGCAGCTCCTTTCATGTAATTTTTTGCCAAAAACGCTAAAAATTCTCTTTAGTATTTAGCTTATACGCGACTTTTCAAGGCTTCTACTTATATTTATATTAGTAAAAATTAAATGCTCATATAAGCTAAATATGAAGCTCTGATAAGATTTTTAATCTATAAAAATAGTGATATAAACTGTATAAAAACGCTGGCTTGAAAAGCAACCTGAAATTTTATGTTCAGACTGTTTTTTAAGCCTTTTTTATTTCAAAAAGCACAAAAGCAGACCATTTCTGGTCTGCTGATTTATTTTATCGACTGCGTACTGCTATATGCTTGTTTGAATTTGTCGTTTGCTTCCTTGACTTTAGCAGCCGAATTTTTCCAATCTGCAAGCCAGGTGTTTTTGTCTAGTGATGGCTTGTCTTTTACTCGTGCCGTTACATCTAAAAAGTTTATTACGCAAGAAATATATGTATCTGTCAATGTGGCAATATAAGAATCTTTTGCCCTGGAATCATTTTGCAGTTTTTCTTTTAGTTCTTGCAATTTAGGTTTGGTATATATTGCTAAATCTGCTCCTGCAATATCTTTCGCATTTTCCGGATATGTTTTCATGATGTTTTCAAATTTAGGGAAAAAGTCATTTTTTAAGATAGAACCCGTTACTACAAAATAATTGTCATTGATGTACTTTGCGTCTGTTGCTTTCGATGCTTCACAAAATGGCAAGCCAGCAAACACAAAAATCGTAGTAAGAATAAGAAATATTTTTCTCATTTTTATAGCCTCCTAAAACGGACGGCAACGCTGGCAAGGTGTATAGCCTGATGCTTTGGCTTCAGCTAATGAATCTATGTAAAGTTTACTGCCACCGCTCATTTTTGGTACGAATCTGCAAGTGTTTGTGTGTATCTTGCCAGTGTTGCGATTAGCTACATAAGCTTCTGCGGACAGCGTGAATGTACCGATGCAGAAAATAGTTATGAATGCTATGATTATTCTTTTCATTGATGCTGGCTTCCTTTATGATTTGTTGAGCAAATTAGATATTATGGCACAGGGTTCTTCGTATTCCGAAAGGCGTATAATGTACGGCGTTGCTCGTCCTTCTTTAAAGATATGCAATCCACCGTCACCGTCAGAAATAGAGAACAGCTTGGAGATTGGGAAAGCAAAAGCTTTTGAGCTGCCTAAAAAGCCTATACGCATATTGCTTATCCAAAAGATGCCCCACGAATCAGAAGTCCAAAAAGAGGAAGTTTTTCTTGATACACTCATAGAGCCTACATGATAGCGAACGCCTTTACAGATGCGTATAGATGCAGATGGTCCGGAATAATTAATTTTTTTGGTAATAGTTTTCATTTTCATCATATCTGCGTATGCTGAATAATGAAGTATCTCGCCGTCCTTATATATGATCTGAACATCATTTTTATCATAGATTGGTAATTTATCGTTAACTGTGATGTCATATAGGGTTCTGTTTAGTTCTATTTTTCCATTCCAGTATTTTACTTCTTTAGGAGTGAGATGTTCGCATACAAGCAAATACTTGCTAAATTTCTGTGCTTCATCTTCTGTTACTATTCCGTCCTGCATTATATTAGACCATATGTTATTACAAGCCACGGATTGAGCTTCAGCAAGTTGCTCATCTGTAATATGTTTTTCCTTTATAAAATTATACATATTGGTAAGCTGTGTTTTGTCTTCGTATTCATCTTTCATGGCTACAGTTGTTAGCATTTTCGTATATTCTTGAATATCCTCTTTTGATGCTTTGCGTGAAAACCACCCGAACATTAATACCGACTCCTTTCGATACATACGAAAAAGAGGACGGACATATGCGCCCTCTTATCGCTGTAGTTCTTCTACAAATGGCTCCCTAAAAGTAATCTCCCTAACATCAAGTTGAATCATTAAGTCCGTATTTTACAGTTTCAGCTTGCTTTTTTTGCAACCAGTTGGTTGGCAATTTCTATGCAGAGTAGCAGGAAATACACATGCTCTGTTGGTAATTGTCGAATCAGCTGTGCATACTCGTTAGTGGTATGACATCGACTTCGTTTTAACCTCCTTCCTTTAGATTGCAAGGTATTATGCCATGCTGGCGAAGGGGAAGTCAGGCCTTGCCTTTGCCTTGCAACAGCCCTTTTATAATTTGCTCGATAGCCATCTTTTGGGTGTCATCGAGCTTCTGAATCTGTTTAGCAATCTCAATAGCCTGTTCGTCGAGAAGCTGGGCGTTGAGCTGCTGTTTTACTGCTTCGGTGTCTATGCCGAGGGACTTGGCTTGTTGTTCTGTTACACCGAGAGCATACTCTGTGTCACTATAAAAATATGACACCGGAACATTAAAATAATCGGCGATTAACTGCAACGTGTTCATTTTTGGTGTTGTACGATTTTTCTTCCACGATGAAAGCATGGAATTACTAACACCTGTCGCTTTCGCAACTTGATATGCAGTTATACCTTTTGAATTAAGTAATGCTTCAAATTTTTCGTACATTTTTACCTATTTCTTTTCAAAAAATATTCTACAAAAACGCAATAAATTACTTTACAAAAGTAGAACAATGTAGTATAATATTACTAGAAAGTAAAATAAAAACACTCATAAAAGTGTAATACTTTACAGTATTTTACATTTGTCAATTAAAGTATATCACGTTCAAAATTGAATGTCAAGAAAGGAGTGCTGAAATGTATAGAAAAATTGCTGAATTAATGCAGAAAAACAATGTTACTGCTTATCAGGTTGCAAAGGCAACAGGACTTAGCAATTCAGCTTTTTCAACTTGGAAAAATGGCAGAAACAAACCTAATGTTGAAGCGTTGCAAAAACTTGCCGAATACTTCGGCGTAAGTGTTGATTATTTTTTAGATTAAGGAGTGAAAAAGATGAAAAAGGTATTGCAAATCTGCGTATGTATCATCTTTGCTTGGTGTTTTCTTAGCTTAGTTGGCGGATTTTCGGACAGCCAGGTGCAAAGGCATACAGTCACTCATGTTGTACAAGAAGGCGAAACCATGTATGGAATCGCTGACAAGTATTTCCTGCTCAACAAAACGAGAATTTGTTTTGACGAGTTTTGGTACAACGTATCCGAGGATAATAAGCACCTGACCGCCAACCGCCGTTATCTCCAGCCTGGAGATGTAGTCACTGTTAATTACTACACAGTGAAGAATCAATGACAGCAGGCTAAAAGCTTTAACTGCTATAAGCCTATTATAGCAAGAAAGGAGTTTATACAATGTCTGAAACTCAAACTAACATCTACAAAGTAGCTAGAGAGTACGCAGGGATGAGCCGTGTAAATGCGGCAGAAGGACTTGCAATCTCTGCAAGCTGTTTAAAGGATTATGAGATTGACTGGAGGCAATGCCCGGATGCTATTGCACTAGCAATGTCAAAACTCTATCGTACACCGTGGTTACGTGTACAGCACCTGCAAAGAAATGTAGTGTTTTGCGACGTTTTCGGACTTATTCCTCCTGCTGATGATTTAGCAGTGAATATGTTAAGGGCGCAAAAAGAAGTCGGTGAAGTAGTTGAATTGTTTCCGCAAATGGTAGCGAAAACGGTACAAAAAAAGCACCTCGGTGACAATCTTTTAAAAGAGTGCCGGGAAGGTGCACAGGCTTTGCTTGTATTGATTGGTATTGAAGAAGAGCAAAAAGAAAAGACCCCCCACGCTAATAGAGAGCCTTTAACCTATAAATAAAGTCGAAAGGAAATCGGTTTAAAAAATAGGTCATATATAGTATAGCATACGGAAAAGAGGTTGTCAAACATGGAAAGCAGATTCTACACAGCTAAAGATATTGCCAACCTTTTAGGCGTAGGCGTTGGAAAAGGCTACTCGCTTATAAGGGAATGGAACAAAGAGCTTCAGCTAAAAGGCTATACAACTGCACAAGGCAGAGTAGTTAAAGCCTATGCTGATTTAAAGCTTGGTTTCGGAATTCAAAAGGAGGATGTATATGGTAACTAATGAACAGGTTAACGCCGTGTTAGCTCGCAGCGGACTTAGCATGGAAGGATTTGAAGCTTTTAGAAAAAGAAAGCATGGTGAGCATAAGCAGACGAAAGAGAGCTGGTTGAAAGACTTTAAGACTTGCTCACACTGTACCAGGGATGGCAAATGTAAGTATCAACACTTCGGATACCACCAGGAAAAACAGGCTGTGCGTGAAGGTGATGTGTTAAGCTATAACGTTAACAGCTTGTCGGTAAATATGCAAACATATCCTAAAGTTGGCAGTTATTGTGAATGCTGTCACTGGGATGCTGAAACAACTCTTAAGCTTCATAGCAGACTTGAAGAGCTGGTTAAGGAAGGAAAGGTGATTTAAATGGAAATGAGCGAGAAAATCGACGCTTTGGCTGAAGCCTTAGCAAAGGCTCAGGGCGAAATGAAAAATGCTGTTAAAGGCTGTGACAATCCGTTTTTTAAAAGCAAATATGCGGATTTAGCGGAATGTCTGAACGTAGCACGTGAGCCGCTTAGCAAGAACGGCTTAAGCATATTCCAGGCTAACGAAGGAATTGTAGAAAGCAGTAAACTTGCTGTTACTACAATGATCATGCACAGCAGCGGTCAGTTTATTAAGGTAACGAGCAGCTATCCTATTCAGAAAAATGATGCCCAGGGTTTTGGCAGTACACTGACATATGCTAGAAGATATAGCCTTGCAGCTGCTCTTGGACTTGCGCAAGAGGATGATGACGGAAATTCAGCCTGTGAACCGGAGCCGAAGCAAGAGTTAAGAGCAAAAAGCAAAGAGCAGAAGCCTAAAGCTCAACCGCAAGCTACCGGAGATAAATTTGTTAAGATTACCCCTCAAGGTGAGATTGTTGTAACTGTTGCTAATGGTCACGATAAGAACGGCAGACCGCTTGCTGCCTACAAAAACATTAAGGACTTGACTATTGAAGAGCTTGAAAAAATGGTTACAATTCCTCAATATGCACTTGCTCATACAGCCATCAAGACCTTACTTGAAGAAACGAGGCAGACAGCATGAGTAAGAAAAGCATATTACAGAGCGATAAAGAGTGCTTTATGTGCGGTACAACCTGTAACCTCGAACGGCATCATGTGATATTCGAAACAGCCGGAAGGAAGATTTCCGATAAGCTTGGTTTAACGATCTGGTTATGTTACGAACATCATAAAGGCAAGCTCGGACCTCATTTGGACAGTGAAACAGACTTGCGATTAAGGCGATTTGCTCAAACCTGCTATGAAGATAAACATAGCAGGGACGAGTGGATAGAGAAAATAGGGAGAAATTATCTATGAGAAAGAAAGCACTTATGAAGTATGTAAGGTTACTTAGACGGCAGCCATTATGGAAGAAGTTATTGTAGGAGGGCAACATGGAGAGCTGGTTCAAGGTTAGTGCTAATGTATTCGACAGTGACAAGATTAAGATACTGCGTGCTGATACGAAGATTGGTGATAGCCTGGCATTAATGTGGTTCTTCCTGTTAGCTCTAGCTCGCAAAAAAAATGATGGTGGTTATGTATACGCTACCGAAGGTGTAGCGTATACACCCAAAACCTTAGCTGCTGTTGGTGGTTTTAAGCCTAAAATTGCGGAAGCTGCATTAGAAGTATTTCAGCAGTACAACATGATAGATATAGAGGATAACGGCTATATCTATATTGTAGGCTGGAGTGAGTATCAGAACGCCGAAGAGCTTTCAAAGCTTAAGGAGCGTGAACGCTGCAAGGAAGCAATGAGAGTTAAAAGGCAGCGCGAAAAGCAATCCAAAACGTGTAACAACGATGTAACAAACGTAGATGTTACGGAATGTTACGAAGATGTTACGTGTAACAAAAGCGTAACAAGTCAAGATGTTACACGTAACAATGATGTAACAAACGTAGATGTTACGGATAAGAATAAGAGTAAGAATAAGAAAGAGAATAAGAGTAAGAGTAACAACAATAACTTTAGTAGTGGTTGTTACGATAAAAATGCTGCCGTTACGTGTAACAGTTACGAAAATGTTACGAGCGATAATAATCCTGTTGGCTTTTGGAATCAAAATGTTACGCCGATAACGCCATACATTGCAGAGCGGTTACAGGCTATTGCTAAGGAGCACGGCGAGCTGATAGCTATGCAGGCGGTTACGATAACAGCGCAGCAAGGCAAGAAGTCAATAGCCTATTGTGAGGGAGTTGCAAGAAACCTTGCGAGCGGTGACAATCAAAAACCGAAAAAGCCGCCGGATAGTTTTAAACCGCCGGACGATCAAACAGACCTGGACAAATATTTTTAGTGAGGTGATAGCATGGATGCGAATGATGTTCAGAATTCAATTACGCTTGCTGTAAATCACATTGCTAAAAATGCTTCACAGCTTAATAAGCAAAACGCAAATGATTATTACGAAAACGGATTGCTTATGTGTGGTAAATGCCATACGCCGAAGCAATGCAGAGGTTTCTTGTTTGGCGTTGAACGAACTGTAACTTGTATCTGCAAGTGCAGAGCGGAAGAGCTTCAGGCAGAGCGTGAACGTGAGGAACAGGAAAAGCGGCTTGCCAGGGTGCAGGAGCTTAGAAAAGCTGGCTTCCCGGAGCGTGAGCTTCAATCGCAGACTTTCAGCCATGATGACGGCGCAGACGAGCGGACGATGCGAGCAATGAAGAATTTCGTTGAGCACTACGATGATTTTCGCAGGATGCATAAAGGATTGCTGCTTTACGGAAATTCCGGAAGCGGAAAGACGTTCGCCGCTGCGTGCGTTGTCAATGCGCTGATTGATAAAGGTGTAGCGTGCTTAATGACTAATTTCGGCAGAGTGTTTAATACCTTGTGGGGTACAGAGCAAAAGCAAGCCTATCTTGACGGCTTTAATCAATTTGAACTGTTAGTGCTCGATGATTTAGGAGCAGAACGGCGCACGGAGTTTGCTCAGGAGCTAGTGTTCCAGATCATCGACAGCCGTTGCCGGAGCGGATTGCCTACAATCATCACGACAAATTTGCCGATTGAAGCAATTAAAAAGCCGCAGACGATAACGGAAACAAGAATCTATGACCGCATTTTGCAGATGTGCCACCCGGTAGAGGTTACACACGCAAGCAGACGCAGGAAGAAAGTTGCAGAAGGCTTTGCTGCTACCAACAAATTATTAGGATTATAGGAGGGAATTATGGACGCTAAAGAGCTTACAAGAATCACTGAAAGCGCAAATCGTGATAAAGATAAGAGATATTTTACGACAATAGTAAATTTCTATATCAATATGTATCATGACAGCGGTGAGGTTTATTATCTGTATAAAGCTATTGCCGAAATCAAAGCAAAAATCAAAAAAGAAGGCGGCGAAATTTTCTGCCAGGACAATCCGTTAAAGAGAAAGGAACAAAAAGCATGAACAAAATCATTTTATTAGGCAGACTAACAAAAGACCCGGAGGTAAGATACACTTCTACAAGCAAGGTTGTTGCTCAGTTCACGCTTGCTGTGGACAGACCTTATTCCAAAGACAAACAGCGTGAAGCGGACTTTATTCCTGTGGTTATCTGGGGTAAACAGGCTGAAATCTGTGGCAATTATCTTAGTAAGGGACAGCGTGTGTTAGTTGAAGGCAGACTGCAAATTCGCAGCTATGACGCTAAAGACGGTCAAAAGAAATATGTAACCGAGGCTATTGCAGAGCATTTTGAATTCATTGAGCGTAGAGAGCAAGGCGGCGAATCTCAGCATACACCGGGAGAAGAAAGCCAGGACTTCCAAGGTTTTGGCAGCGCAGTACCTTTTAATGAGGAAATTCCGTTTTAAGTGAGGTATAACATGAAGATTAAAGATGAAGTTAACCGCTTGCGTAAGCTGGCGTTCACTGAAATAGAATTAAAGAAAGATGATTTCAAGAAGATTTGCAGTGAATATTGTTTTTTTGTACAAAACGATATATCACCAGACCTACAATCCTAGCATGAAGCTGATTAGCACGTGGGGAAGAAGTAAGGTGTATGTTGATAAGATTGAATACATTGATGTGCTTCAGGACTTAGCTTATCTCAGATACGCTTTCAGCAGAATGAAATTCAAGGGGTACAAGAAACATGAATCAGCTTAAAAGTATCATTGTAGGCAAGCGGAGTAAGGCAAGCGGTTCATTCTTTGAAAAGATGATTGACGCAGGCTGCCAGTATTACGAGGAACACGGCATTGCGAAGATTGAGAAACAGAGCGAACCTGTACATTATATCCGCCCTTATGGAGCGCATGGACAGTTCATTGCCAACTATGCAAAGAAAAGCGGTGTTGACTACAAGGGGACTCTTAGAGGCGGTTTAGCGGTGTGCTTTGAAGCGAAGCATACCGACGGCGACAAGATGCTGCGAAGCAGACTTGAACCGCACCAGCTTGAATACCTAAAGGTTCATCATTTTTTAGGAGCAAGGTGCTTTATCCTGGTATCGTTTAATCTGACAGATTTTTACAACGTGCCGTTCCTTGTATGGGAGAATATGAAGTCGCTATATGGAAGGCAGTACCTGAAGCGTGATGATCTGGAAGAATACAGAATTAGTAATACAGGAAGAGTGTTAAAATTTCTGACTGTAACGGAGGGGCAACAGTGAAATATCTACTTGGAACAACAGCCGAAGGCAAGCAGTGCTGCCCTCATTGCAAGCAGGAAAAAATAAAGCTTGTCTACGGTGCAAAGATTGTAGACAGAAAAGGTGCTGTAAAATGGGCGTTTAGATGCTCATCGTGCTATGGCACTATTTGGCTAAAGTAAAGCGAAAGGAAGTCGGTTTAATGCAGAATAAGGATTGGAGCTATCTGCTAGGGCAGAAAATAGGTATGCTGACAGTGCTTGAAATTTATCCTCCAGGCGTTATCAGCATCAGACCTAAAAAGAAGGCTTCTGTTGCAAGATGCGTCTGCGAATGCGGCACTGAATGTTACAGAGATGTATCTAACCTTGCCCGGCGGCAAGGAATGAGCTGCGGAGGTAAGGAGTGTAAGCACAAAATCATGAGCCTTGCGCAAATAAGAAGGCAGGAAACAAACAAAAGCAAGGCTAAAGCTCAAAAGCCTGCCGAGAATTTTTCAAAAGATGAAGAGCCGATAATCACGAAAAAGCTGAAAAATAAATATGTTTGCCCTTTTCCGTTCCCCGGCTGTGTAAGAAGCGAGGTTTGCCACGTATGCTGCTGGGAATGTGACAAGGAATGTAAACAGTGCAGTAATAATCCACAACTGTGCGGAGCAAGGAGATTAAGATGAGAAGTGTTAAGGAGATTTTAGCAAACGAAAAGTTTCAAGCCGACAAGAGAAATGATTTTGCTTTTGAAGGCTTAGTATTGACAGGCTTCCTGCATCTGCCGGGAATCAAAAAGAGCTTACAGTGTGTTGTAGGCGTTGAGCCTGATCAGGACGGCAACCAATGGGAGCATGTAAGCGTGAAATTTTGCGGCACAACGAATAAAACGCCGTCATGGGAGGTTATGTGCCAGGTTAAAGACGTGTTCTGGTTGCCGGAAGAAGAAGTTCATCAGATTCATCCGAAGGAAAGTGAATATCTGCACGGCGTAGGCAGGATATACGATGTTTTGCACCTGTATCGTCCTGTAGGTGGCTGGAAGCAGAATCCGAACAGAGGTGAGAATAATGGCTAACTTTTCTTTAAAGACAAAGTTTTCCGTAGATGGTGAAAGTTATCTGCTGTCTACAGTTAAATTGCATTGGTGTTACAAGCCAAGTTATGAAACAATGCTCTTTAAATTTGACAGAAGAAATGGAGTAAGCTACAAAGATTTGTATTGTCAAAAATATTATACACAGCAAGAAGCTGAAGCAGGACACAAAGAATTGCTCTTGCGTGTTGAGCACGGAGAAAGGTTTTGGCGAACAATATGACTTGTAGGCATCAATATAAGGTGAATACCGCTAAATACAAAGGTCAGACAATTTATAACATCTCATGCCCAAAATGCGGACGGCGAACAGTATGGGTAGAAAACCTTGAGCTTGCGAAAGAATTTATGCGCTCATGTGATGAGCTGTTACTTGTCAAAAGAGGTGATTACAAATGATTAAAATATTAAATGCAATCATCGACATGATCACGGTTATACTAATCATCGGCATACCTGCTATGTTTGGTGCTCTGTTAGGTGCTGCGATTGGGTGGTTAATATGGCTGTGGTAAAGCGAAGACAGCAGAAGCTGAAATATTATCGTTACTGCTTGCGTAAAGCACATCCGCTGTTCCGGGTGAGCGTTGTAGACTATGAAGTGCGTATGGAAATGAGGAAAAAATATGGTAAATAGAGATTTAGACGGAATTTATTTTAGAGTTAAACGTAACAATCGTTGGGAAAGCGTTTGCTTCTCGGACTTGACCGACGAAGAAATGGACAAGGTGCTGGAAGGACATAGCGTTCAATGGCTCAAAAGCACTTGCAAAATCCTGGGACACACCATTAGATGTATCGGCGATGAACTGGAGATTGTCGGCGGACGCAAGGAGGAGGAAGAATAAATGACTTTAGATGAATTTGCCTGCGTGGCAATGATTATAACGCTCATCCCGATTGCGATTATCCAATGGATGAGCTTAATAGTGGCGATTATTGAGAGATTTAAGGAGTGATAACATGGCTAAAAATTTAATCCCCGAAATCGCAAAGATGCTCGGCGTGGAGCTGAACGAAGAATTTAAAATTAAAGGACGCGAAGGAGCGATTTATAAATTTATCGTCGACGGACTGCTAGTGAGTGACGATGACGCAGAAAAAGTATACACAACTGCCCACATGCCGCTTGTTGGTCTGGTGAGAGGCGATATTGAAATCGTTAAACTGCCGTGGAAGCCAAAGAAAGGCGATGTTTATTTTACCTTTGAGCTTTTGGGTGGTAAGTGGGTTGTTCGCTCGCTTTGGTGGGGCGGTTTTCCGAATGAGTATGCCTTGCTTGACAAAGGCTGGGTATACCGCACGTGCGAAGAAGCGCAAGCTGCACTCCCTGCCGTGGCAAAGGAAATTGGCGTGGAGTATGAGTTATAATGGCAAGCTGGATGATGTGTACGGCGTGTACACTAATGGCTGCATAGGACCAAAGGAGGAAAAGTAATGACACGTTTTAAAAATCGAGAATTGGAAAAAACCAACAATGAGATTAAGAGATTGGTAGAAGAAAACAACATTAAAGGTTTAGCATACTTTTCAGCCAGACTGCAGGCTGAAATAATTGAAAAACAAGGTTTGATTGAAAAGATAGAAGATGCGCTGTTTGAATGTTTGTCTAAAGAAGATGCAATGGTAATTCTTTCACAGGCATTAAATCGGCATATGTTTGGTAATCAATATATGGCAAAACTCGTTGGCAAAGAAAATGACGTGCCAGAAAAAGACAGAAAGAAATGGGAAGAAGTCAGCGAATTTGTTAATGCGTGGAGCAAAGTGTGAAACACGAGCTTTAAAAGAGAAAACTGCAACATGTTGCAAAAATCTCTTGTAAACTCCCTTGAAAAAGTTGCAGAGTGACACAAAAAGTCCCTTGAAAAAGTTTAGGAGGTGCAGACAATGGATAAAACAACAGTAACAGAAATAGGCTATTTTGTACATGACTATCCAATGTCCGAATATGAGTGCGATAGGTGCGGAGATGAATTTGTTGACCGTGATGATGATTATGTGTTCTGCCCTTACTGTGGCAGAAAAATCGTAGACAGTAAGGAGTGAAAAGAATGCTGATTAAGATTGGCGAAACGCAATGGATTAAAGCAAAGAAAATAAATGCGGTTAAAGTACATCAAAGAGACATCAAGAAACAGTGGGATGTTTGCGTGTATACAGACAGAGAGAAATGTGTCTATGGCACTTATGATACTAAGGATGAGGCCTTGCGACTTCTCGATTACTTGGCTTTAACTATAAACAAGTAAAAATAAATAACTAGCCCATGGGTGCGGCGGCTAGGTTGCCGAATGGCAGTAAGCGTTGCTGAGAATTCCCACGCCGCCGCTTTTTATAAGTAATGAAACTTTTGATGCTTTTGACATTTAGGAGGTGTTACAGTGATTAGCAAAGAGGGAATCAGACGTATGTTGGATATTGCAGATATTAAGACATCGGCACGGCTGATGTTACTTGTTGTCGAGATTGTTGAACTGCAGTCGGACTTAAAAGCGTTGGAATCGCTTGTACAGATGCAATATGATAGTCACGCAGTAGATGCTGCTAAAAATCATGTGCGGCAACAACCTGAGTATATAGAGATTAACAACGAACTAAAGAAAGCCGCAGAAGCTATTGCAAAGGCTATGAGCGACCCAGAGGCACGTTTAAGAGCTATGTTTAATGCTAAATTACGTGGAGATATGTAAATTGGAGCAAAAACAATGAAGATATTAAAATTCTCACCAATTAAGCGTGAGCAGGGCAGAAATACTTGCCATTGCTATAAAGAAACAGACATCTATGGTGGCAGTAAAAAGCCTATCAGTTTTACAGTTGACCCGGATACAAAAATCTGCTTCTGTAATCACTGCGGTAATATGGTTGAACCTATCGTTGTACTGGAGCTAATGTGTAATGATTGGGAAGAAATAGCAAAGGACTATGACAGAGCAAGGAAGCAGACGTTAAGATGCTATGAGATCGGAACGAAGTTTCGACCATATAAACGTGTGCTAAAGATGCTACAGGAACATATGGGACGAAAGAATGATATGATGCCGATTTGTCCGCATTGCCGGGAGAAAATAGATTTGGAAAAGTTAGCTAATGGCGTTTGGATAAGAAAGGCGGAAAAATAATGATTAATTACAAGAAAGCCGAACAGGCGAAAGAACTGCTACAAGAATGTGGAGCATCTTTTATAATTGCCTATAATGACAGCAATAACGATGATGTTGTTTGTGCATCAGGTAATTATATTATCCTTAAAAGCTTGATCATTGGTACGATGGCGCAGGCAGCATTAGGTGTGCGTGGCAAATATGGTGAAGAAATGGCTATGCAAGAATTAATGAGCATGATGACAGAAGCGGCGAAATTAGTTCATTACAATAAGGAGTAAAAAAATGAAAGATGAAAAATTAATAGTCCTGCTGTTCGCGTTTAGGTACGCCGTGCATAGAATTCCCACACAGGCATTGCGTGAAATTCAAAACGAGCTGTTCGATAATCTCCATAAAATGCCAGATTGGATGTTGACGCAGATGGAAAGAGACATTGAATGGAATTTTGAATTAATGCAAAGCAGACTAGAGGAAACCGGAAGAATCGCTTTAGACGATGATTGCCGCTTTCAAAAGCCGCTGCTTGATGCAGTAAAAGCACAAAGAGCAAAGTTAGCAGAGATTGCCAGAGGTACAACCAATGGAAATATGCTTAATTGATATTGTCAGTTGCACACTGCTTGACGTAGCTGTTATGTGTGTAGCTTTATGGATGTTAAACAGGGAGTGGTAATTTGAAATATTTACATCTTGTTGCAAGTATTTGTATGGAAATTCTTGCTATTATGGGTACTATTGGAATCCTGGTTATAATCTGGAGAGATATTTTAGGAGGTTTTTAAGATGATTAAATTTTTACCGACGATTGACGCACCAGCGAACACGAAGCTTCCGCAACGTAGCACACAGTTTTCTGCTGGCTATGATTTTTACGCACCGACAGATATTTTTGTTCCAGCTGGCGGTGAAAGCGTACTTATTCCGCTGAACATCAAAGCTATTATGCCTGGCTATATGGTTCTGATGCTGTTCATCCGCAGCAGTCTTGCCGTTAAATTCAATTTGTCGCTAGTTAACAGCGTAGGCATTATTGATAGCGATTATGCTAACAACCAGGACAATGACGGCAATATTGGCGTTAAATTTAGAAACAATGGCAGCGAAACAATCATTATAAGAGAGGGCGAACGCTGTGCACAGGGAATCTTCGTCCGTTACTGCGTAACCTCGGACGATGAAGCAAGTGCTGTTCGTGGTGGCGGTTATGGCTCAACAGGACGTTAAGCTTTATCTTATTAGCTGGCGCAGTTTAATTTCGGGCGAGGTTGATTTTCACGACAGAGTGTTAGCTGCTTCGCCTAAAGAAGCTATAAAGATAGCTAGCAAAGGAGATTTTTCAGAACTTCTTGAGCTGTACGACCCGGAAGCAGAAGAAATGTAGGGAGTGTATAATATGCCAAAAAGAGAAAAAAGCATTGAAGAACAAATCAAAGAAGAAACAGCTATGCTTATAGACAGTTTTTTGCGGTGGGAACATATCCGGACCTATGGATGCCAAGACCCTTTTTATCCTGACGGCGAAAATATGAATTTAATAAGGAATCATATAATTTACGGAAAGAGCAGACTTGAAGAGCTGTGTACCAATATTCCTTTGCCAGCCCAATATTATATGCCGACACCTGATGAAGTTGACGCAAACTATATGGCTGCCATCGGAAAGTATTACGATTACCGGATAAAGAAGTTCGCAGGATCATATCCCGGCATTACCACTAAAACACCGAATGATATAAGCAACCAACAAGAATTATTTTAGAGGTGCTACATGAAAACACCATGCAGAGGATGCACAGAAAGAAAAATAGGCTGCCACGCTACTTGTAATGCTTTTAGCGAATGGAAAATCCAGCAGTGTAAAATACTGAAAGCCATGTATCTTGAAACGCTTTCACCTACAGCTGGAGCAGTTGCCAGACACGAAAAATGGATAAAGGAGCATAAATAATGAGTGTGTTTAAATCTCCATTTAGTTTTATCGGATTAACAGATGATAAATACGTTATTGTCAAAGAAGCACCAAAGAATTCAAAAGATAGCTTTACAATGCCGCTTCCTAAGGATAACGTAAATCATCCGAAACACTACACCAAAGGCGGTATTGAGTGTATAGATGCCCTAAAGGCTGCTACTGTTGGCAAAACAGGCATTGAAGCTGTCTGCGTTGCCAACATCATCAAATATTTATGGCGTTACGAAGAAAAAAACGGCTTAGAAGATTGCCTAAAAGCAAAGTGGTATCTTGAACGCCTTATCAAAGAGCTTAAATAACAGAAGGGAGTAAGCGCATGGAAGACATGACTGTAAATGAAAATCAAAGCACAATAACCGTTCCACTGGCGTATTTCGAAGAACTTATCGAACGTGTGGCAGAGCAGACCGCCAAAAAAACCTCTAAAAAGCTGTGTGATGATTTGTACAGCAAAGAAGCACAGCGGAGGGATTTCGACAAGCGACTGTATAACGTGCGCTTGCTGCTAAAGAATTACAGAAGCCTTCAAGAACACGCAGCGTTAAAGACTAGCGAGATTGTCAATATCGACGATGAGCAGATTTCGGCTATCGAGATTCTTGATTCGTTCCAAAACCTGAAAAGCATGGGAGCTAATGAACTAAAGCTTGAAAGCATCATAAGCTCAACCATGCGAACGAAAGTGCTAATAAACTACATGGACGACATGATAGCACTTTACAAGCAGACCAGGTATAACAGCGGCAAGCAGGAAGATTTGCGCCGGGCAGATGTGCTTGACGTGCTGTTCCTTAAACCTTGTCCGCCGGAAGCGTATGTCACTGATATAGTCGCAAGCCTTGCGCAAAAATGGTCAGTAAGCGAAAGGCAGATATGGAGAGATACAAACGATGCCGTTGAGCAGCTAACCGCTTTACTGTTTGGCGTGGACGGCGTGAACCTGCTGGAAGATAAAAAGCGCAGAAGGGCAGCTCGCCTTGCTGAAGAAAAAAATAGCGAAAAATAATAAGAAAAACTCACCTTTTATAAAGAAAACTCTTTACAAAAGGTGAGTTTCATAGTATAATATAAGTGTAGGGAAGATAGAGTAACCTACAAGAAAGGAAGTCGTAAAAATGACACAAGAAAAAATAACATTAGCATTAAGAGAAGCACTGCTAGATTGGTTCGACCTTAAAAAAATTGAAGACAAATTCCCTAAAAGCAGCGTTGCTAGAAATAAAGCGCAACGAAAATGGAATGAGGTTGAAAAGCTTGCAAATATGCTGCAAGCAATCGAAGAAGCTAAATAAAAGCTGATGACAAGGGCAATAGCCCTTGTAAAGCTGGCAGGCAGACAGTTCAAACCCTGTGCCTAAAGCTTAAACTTTAAGGAGGACTTAAAAATGACTTATCAAGAAAAGCAAGAAATGAAAAAGCTTGCCTGCAAATGCCTGGAAAAATACTTCGGCTTTGCTCCGGCGATGAAGCAGATTGTTCTGCTTGAAAGCGCAAGCAATGGATATACAGTTGATTATCTTCTGTTCAGCATCGGCTATAACGGAAGAGAATTTCAGCTCAGAAGAACCTTTACCTGGGGTAAAGATACAGTGGAATATAAATATTGCCGCTACGATGTTATCATGATTGAACAATAGAAAGGAGTAGAACAACATGAAACTAAATTACAATCAACTAACCTACATAATCGGCGTACTGAGAGAGGAGAAATGTAGAGCTTATAATGCATGGATAGATAAAAAATTCATTGCAGATAAAGCAAGTAATGCTTATGAGGATTGGCTTAAAAACAATCCAAATGCTTCAAAACAGGAACAAGACCATGCGTTCTCTAAAATGGCCGAAGCTGCTCTTAGTGAATGTGCAGAATCATATGGCGTTTATTCTATTGCACAAACTGTTTATCAAGAATTTACCGAAGGTGAAATTGAATTTTAAGGAGGAAGAACCAATGAAAGAACCTAAAGACATGACTAATGAAGAATTAAAGCAGGAAAACGCTAGGCTGATTAAGATTTACAACAGCTCGCGCGACCCATGGCATCATCAATGCTTGAATGAGCACTTTGAAGAGCTGGAAGAAATTGCAGCGGAAAGAGGTATAGAGCTTTAAAAGCTGATGACAGGAGCTTAAGCTCCTGTAAAGCTACCAGGCAGAAGGTTCAAAGTCCTTGCCAATAGCTTTAGAAAGGAAGTCGATTTTATGAACTATGCAATCTTATTGAAAACTGTGGTTGATGCCAATGGCAAAACCAATTCTGTGGAGAAAGTACCATACGAGGGAGCTATCACGCTTAAGTCAATGTATGAACTGTGCGAATGCGAGTACGTCGACATTAAAGAAGTTCCGCTTCAGCTGGTGGAGTTCGATGGACAACTCGGAATCATTCCCGGTGTTACACTGATTTTTGATGAAGAATTTCTTTTGAAAAATGAAAACCCGGTGGCTAATGAGCTGGCAAGTGCTATTTATGGTTACGGCCGTTTACATGATCAGTGCCTGTGCGGTAACGTGCTGCTGTGCTACACAAACGAGGAAGGCGACTGCATGCCGTTCAGCGAGGGTGAAGCAAACGCTATCGTAAAATGCTTGACAAAAATCAATAACCATATCGGAGATATGGAATTTAAGGTCCAAAAACCAATGATGAAATTTATGACTTTTTAGGAGGGATGCTAGGATGTTAAAATACAAAGATTACTCAACCTTAATCAACGAACAGCAAAAGGAATACGAAAGCTTTACCAAAGATAAAACGTTCTTTGCTTTTACTGAAGAACAGTTCAACGAAGGCATGAAAAGATTTGGTTTAGCTCCGGATGATACCGACAAGGTTTATCAAATCGGCTTCGGAGGATATATCCTTCGTGCCCAGGCTAAGGCTCATAATGATTTAGTAAAACGCCTGAACATCGAAAAGAAGGAGCACATGAAAGATTTCGACTTCTTGAAATCAGCCTTCCGTTACGAACTTGCTAACCATGAGTTTTGTATAACTTATGAGCTTGACGATACGCTGGATGCTCTGCTTTTGACTTATGAGCAAGTTAACTCTGACCCGGTTATGAAAAAAGCTTTACTTGAAGCAAAGAAAGAATATCTTAAGAATTGCGAAGATTGGATGTGATTAATGTGAGAACAAGACAACTTATAAAGTATGTACTGATGCTGGAAACACTTCCTCTTGTCGGAGATGAGTTCCATGAACTCATGGCAAATACAAAACGCCGCCAAAAGAGAATCGACGCACTGCGTGAAAAGCTTCTGATGCCAGCAAGCTGCTATCCCTACAAATCATTATAAACAGAAGAACCAGCGTACACCGAAAGGTGTGCGCTGGAAAAAAGATTGGAGTGAAAGTTATGTGTAAAGTAGCAGATAAAAGTTATAGAGAGTTATGCGAAGCGTTGCTTGGGCAAGAAGCTTATAAGGTTTCCGAATTAACGGCACAGAAGTTGTATCGTCTGGAAGATATAGACGAGCTGAAAGCATATGGATTAGATAAACAGAAAGCAGAAGCTTTCTTGTGTGGTGTAGAGTTAGGTAAAAGAGCTTTTACCGAAACCAAAGCTGAGGAAAAAAGATACTGCTGTGATCCGCAAGACTTGGCTGAATTTATGATGCCGAAGTTGCGGTATCTGAATCATGAAGAATTCTGGGTAATTGCAGCAGACAGCAAGAACAGAATTATTGAAGCAAGAGCTATACTGAAAGGAACTCTGACAAACTGTTATGTTCATCCTAGAGAGATTTTCAAGTATGCCATTATGAAAAATGCTGCTGCAATTTTTGTAGCACATAATCATCCTTCAGGCCTTGCAACACCTAGTGCTGACGATAAAAAGTTAACCAGGGACATTGTAAAAGCCGGGGCAATAATGGGAATACCTTGCTATGATCATATCATTATAGGTGACGGCAGTTACTACAGTTTCCAGGAAGATGAACAAATGTAAGGAGGAAAGAAAAATGAACGCTTATGAAATTATGTACGTTATGCGTCCGGAACAAGAAATAGTAGAGGATGTTATCTTGAAGTTCAATGACTTAATAGCTTCTAGTGGTGGTGTAGTTGAAAAGACAGAACGCTGGGGAGAAAGAAGGATGCCTTACGTGATTCAGGACTACGATAACGGTATTTATGTCCTGGTTACGTTTCATGCAAGCAAGAAATGTGTGCTTAAGCTTCACAAAGTAATGGAGATTACCGAAGAAGTACTCCGACACATGATTATCAGAAAGGGGGTATGCTAATATGACACCTTTTGATAAATTTAAGGAAACTGCTGCGCTGGTTAATCTTTGGATAACAGAGGAAAAGCCTAAAATTGAAAGATTTGGCTGCCGAAACTGTTCGTCCGCTCATTCAACGCATGAAAGCTTTGACAGATTCTTTACGAACCAATACGGAATTTGTAACTGCTTGCCAAACTGGCGCACTCCAATAGCTCGCATTGATGAATGCCCCAAAAAGAATAATCCTAAAGCTGGCAAGCTCAGTTCGATTTGCAAAGTTAACACGGAGGTGTAAAATGGCCAATATTTGTTTTAATGATATTACAATGGTTGGAGATAAAAAAATACTGCAGAAGCTGCGAGATGATATTGAACGTTCTGTGGATGAAAATTATGGCAGCGTTTATAGCTACGGCAATGAGCTTTACCCTGGCAGTAATTATGAAGGTTGGTTCGATGATGTTGGAGAAGTAAATAAAGCCAACGAAGAAGAATATTTCTTGCGGTTCACCGTAGACACCAAATGGACTCCGGCAATGGACTTTTTCGTAAGACTTGCAAAAGATAAAGGCTTAAAACTTTACTATGCTGCCGAAGAACCTGGCTGCGAGCTTTATCAAACGAATGATGTTAACGGTGAGTTCTACGATGAAAGATATGTCTTGTATTGCAGCTGGGGCGAAATAACCTATTATAGTTCAAAGGAAGATTTAGTTGACGGAATAGCGTTTATGTTCAAAAGACAAGGTTATAAGGTTTTCAACAAAGAAAGCGCAATGGAATGCAGCATAAAGGAGCTTGAAAAAATCGGCAGAATATTCCTGGTAGACGGAACTAACACATGGTTTGACATAGGAGAATTTGAAATAGTTCCAACCGAGGAGCAATAGAAAGGTAGTGGTTGACGTGAAAACATTGTATTTTGAAGGTGCTGGCTGGGAAAAGGCAGAGCGCAGCATCAACACCATAGGCAACTGCCGTGTTAGAACAGCATTTCACCTCGATAACGGCAAGGGAGTTTATCTTGAAATTGTTTGCTGTGAAATGCTTGGCGAAAGAAAGAAGCTTTATGGCGGCTTGCAGTATGTAGGATTCGTAGACTTCTTATTCTACATTACAGACGAAGAACCGAACGATGACTGCAATAAGTATAAATTGCCCGGTATGCGTAACACTCATTTTGCCTATGACTTCGATTCGATTCTTGCTTTTGTGAATAGCCTGGGAGCATCGTTTGATAAAATATGTGTGCTGCCCAACCTTGCCGGATATAGAGTACATTCAGATGACCGGGCAAAGCGATACAACTATGCTGATGAGTTTACGCCAGACTGGGAGGTTATAAAGAGAGCAAAAGAAATTCGCGAATACTTTTACCAGCTGGAGCAATCAGAAGGCAAGAAGTTCCCTAACTTCTCTCTGTACAATGACGAAGGCGACAAGACAAAGTTTTACTTGATCAGGCATTATAACGGCTATAATAAGAAATGGCTCATTAATGCGTCAAGCGATTCGTGGTTAAACACGATGATTGAAGTATCTTAACAAAAAGCCTGCGGGAAATCTCGCAGGCAATATTTTTATAAAAGATTATATTGATTACATAAAGAGAACACTGTATAATGATAAGAGATATAATAATTAAGGTGGTGCTACTATGTCAATAGAAAACAAAATCAAGGTATTAATCGCTTCAACAGGAAAAAACCAGGCTACATTAGCTAGGGAAATGGGCATTACGCCAATGTCTCTGAACTACAAGGTTAAAAAATGCAAATCACTTAAGCTTCTGCTGGAGCTTGCAACTGCCTGTGACTTTGAGGTAGTTCTGCGCAAGCGTGACGGCAGTATTGAGTATGAAGTAACCAAAGAAGATTTAGAAGAAAACTGACATTCTATAAAGAAAGCTCTTTACAAAAGCGGAGAAATATAGTATAATATAATTGTAAGGAAGATATAAGAACTTACAAGAAAGGAAGTCGGTTATAATGCTGGAAAAGAAAATTGCTGCTTTAAAAAATATGAGTAAAGAGGAATTAGTTGGTGAGTTTGAAAAAATTGTGCTGTATAATACGCAGCACCTGGAAGCTTGCTTGGGTAAATCTGGTCAGTATGAAGAAGCAATTAAGGCGGAAATTCTCAGCCGCATGAATTAAGGAGGGAGGAAATCATGAAGATAGGTCAAGTCGAGTTCACCTGGCGTGCACATCGTCAGGCGTGTGTTGTAAAAATCGGCGGTGAACAAAGAGTTTTCCGCTTCAATAAGAAAACGACTCGTAAGGAGCTGTTTGCGAAAATTCGCTCCTTAATTGCAGAAGCAGCTGGTACCCAAAAGGTTTGCCAGCATTGCGGTAAGCATTACTTCGGTGTAAACTCGCACAACTTTCTGTGCGGTGAATGCGCTCAGCAAGCTGCCGATATCAATCGTGAAGGTGTTGGCAATATTAAGGAGTTTTCTTTCTTTGAATGCAAAGGTTTTCAGAGCGACGATGTTTGTATAAACGGCGACGGCAATGCTTGCGTAAGAGTTCTGGAAAAACAACTTAAGCCAGCTGCTATTTTTGGCAATAAAACCGTTAAATATCGAAAAATGATAATTTGGGATGAGGATGAGTTATAATGATTAAAATTCATGTAGAGCGCAGACAATCAAAGCAATTGTTTTGGTGTCAAGCGTGCGAGTCAAAACAAAGCAGAACCGTCACAATAAGCAGTAACGATGTACAAAGTTCGTCGCTCCATCTGTGCGACAACTGTTTAAAAGAGCTTGCTGATAAGATTCATCAAGAGCTGAATACCACAAAAACGATTGTAGTTAGCAACATTACAATCGATGAAGAAAAGCTTATTAGAATGTATTTGGAGCGGTTTAGCAATTTCGAAATCAACGATGACGACAACAAGCTAATAATAAATTATAGTGATGCTTTCGAGGGCAATTTAATAAACGAATATCTTGACTGCCTTGCGAATGTTGTTAACATTAATGTTGAAAGGCAGAGAAAAAATGAAGGAGTTTAAAAGGAAAAATGTTGGTAATATATACGGCTTAAATATCTATATCGATGTATATTCTGATGAAAAAATAGGTTTCTACATAATGAGAATTTACGATGAAACAGAAAATATAAGCCAAGGTTCTGCATTCGCAGCGATTGAAGGCGACAAAGCGTATATTCAAAAAAAAGCAATAGAAAAATTTAGAGCCATATTTGCAATCGTAAGTAAACAGATTTTAAAAAATATTGAATTTCGGGTTGAAAATTAATCAAAACAAAGGAAGTGATTTTGTGAAGCCAGGAGATATTGTCAGAGCGTATGGCACAGAAGGCAGCATAAAGAAAGTAGCTGCGCTGTTCCGCATTTCGGAACAGAAAGTCAGGAAGGTTCTCATTGATGCCGGTGAGTACGAAAGTGATATGTCCATACAGGTCAATGATTTGTATGAGCAAGGTTACAGCGTGGAGAACATAGCCGAAAAATTGCGTGTAAGCAAGAGCACTGTTTCGGCATATCTGCCATACACCAAAGGCGTGCATCTTGGCGAAAATCCTTCCAGCAATGCTCTTAAAATAAGAAAGTGCAGAGCTAAAAATGGATAAGCCTTTAAACGAGCTGCTAAATGAGTATATAGAAGCTTATAGCAAAGGCGAGGATAGCTTAAGAGCGTTTTTGGAGTATGTTATAAGCATAGGAGCTTATGAGCAGTGTATACCAGGATGTTATTTTTAGCTACAAGAAAGACCAGGGAAAGCCTTCCTGCAATGGTTACTGCGAAAAAGTCTACACAGCCGAAGATGCAGAGTTTGCCCGGATACAAATAGAGCACCTTTTAAAATCATGTCAGTAAGGTGTCATTTACAAGGCAATTAAAGGAATGATATAATTAAGATGCAACAGTTGGATGATAAATCCTTCTCCTAAAAATATGTTGTGTACTCAAAAAGCCGCCTACAAATGTAGACGGCTTTTTAAATATATAAAACATAACCGATGTTTTATAAAGAAAACTATTTACAAAAGTAATATAATGTAGTATAATATAAGTATAGAAAGGAGGTACAAAACGTGGACCAGAATTTGAAAGATGCTGCTGAAACGGTTTCACTTATATTAAGTTCCGTGTTAACGGCTCTCCAAATACAGGAGAAGTTAAAGAAAAAGCAGCAAAAAAAGAAGCCCCCTGTAAATCGCAAGTCCAGAAAGCGTAAATAAGAGGGCGGCAGGTAGGACGAGCAATCGTCCTCCTGCCTATATTCTACCACGTTTTAACAAAAATGAAAATACTAATTTGGTTATTCACTATTGGCATCGTAGTCGAAGCAGTAAGAAATTTTCCTCAAATGAGCCTGCATGAATGGGTATTGTGGGCGCATGGCTTGGCTAGTGGAATTGTAATGTTGTATTGGTGGATAAGTAGGGGTTAACATGGAAAGTAAAAAATGGGGCGGTGTTCGCGAGGGAGCAGGCAGACCAAAAGGAAAGACTGCTGCTGGCGAACGCAAGGGACGCAATATTAGAGCGTTCGACGATGAATGGGAGCTTATAAAGCAGTTCGCAAAAATCGTCAAAACTGATCGTCAGCGAGCGGAAGAGTTGCTAAAATTATTATAGTTTTATTGGACAGTGTAAAAAAGCACTGTCCTTTTTTATTGTAAAAAGATGGAGGTACATCATGGATTTAAGAAACAAAATTACATTAATGGCGTTATCAGACATTACGCCGTATGAAAACAACCCAAGAAACAACGAAGAAGCTGTTGAAAAGGTTGCTAACTCTATCAAAGAGTTTGGCTTCAATCAACCTATCGTAGTCGACAAAGATAATGTTATCATTGTAGGTCATACACGCTATCTTGCAGCACAGGAGTTAGGTTTAGCTGAAGCTCCGGTAATTGTTGCCGGGAACTTATCAGATGAGCAAGCAAAAGCTTATCGCCTGGCAGATAACAAAACAGGCGAACTTGCTGGCTGGAATTTTGAAAAGTTAGCATTAGAGCTGGAGCAAATCGAAGATATTGATATGGGCAATTTTGGTTTTGAAAATGCTGCTGACATAAAATAGGACGACGTTCCAGAGTTAGATGAGGAATCTTATAAAGAACCAAGCAAAGAAAAACTTGAGTGTCCAAAGTGTCATCATATCGCAGGGAAGGAGTTCTTTAAAAAGGTGGAAGGATGAAAATTTTTTTATCTTCGTTAGAAAACGGAATGTCATTAAAGGATTCTTGGTTACAAAATATCAAAAATATGCCGTTCCGCATGAAGTATAATTTAGTATCATATTATTATTCACGACGAGGAAAAGCCTTAGAAAGAGCTACCTTTATTCGCGATAATAGCGAATTGCTTTTAGTAGATAGCGGTGCTCATAGCTTTCAAAAAGGATTGAAAGTCGATTGGGAGAAATATACGGACGAATATGCAGAATTCATAAAGATGTTTGACAGACCTAACGTTTTAGGATTTTTTGAAATGGATATAGATGTTATTGTTGGTTATCCTAGAGTCCTTTTATTGCGCAAAAAATTGCTAAAAGTATCTGATAAAATCATCCCTGTTTGGCATAAAGATAGAGGAATAAAAGAGTTCAATTCAATGTGTCAAGAGTTCCGAGGGAGAATAGTTGCTATTTCTGGCTTTAAGAATGAAGATATACGTGATGAGCAATACTTGATGTTTTTAAAAAGAGCCAAAAAGTATGGTTGCAAGATGCACTGCTTAGGAATGACACGAAGAAAAATATTGGATAAAGTGCCGTTTGATTTTGTTGATAGTAGCTCATGGAGACAACGAATGATTTTTGCTAGGATTGGAAATAGAAAAGTTGATAGCGACTGGATGCGGCTCAAGCAAAATCGTGATTTGGTAGAACTTGAAAACTACAAAGATGGGTTAGCCATGCAAATAGAATATGAAGATAAGTGGAGGCATATGAAATGAGAACAAAAAACGAATTACAAGGAGTAACTTCATTAGGAAGCAAAAAAACTAGATATGAGCAAAATTATAATCCTGATCTTCTCGAAAAGTTTCTCAATAAACACCCAGAAAATGACTATATGGTTAATTTGCATTGCCCAGAATTTACAAGCCTATGCCCAAAGACTGGACAACCAGATTTTGCGACTATTATTATTAATTATATTCCGAGGAACTACCTAGTTGAAAGCAAGTCACTTAAATTATATCTTTTCAGTTTTAGAAACAATGGAGATTTTCATGAAGATTGTATAAATATGATTATGGAAGATTTAAACAATTTGCTTAATCCAAAATATATTGAGGTCTATGGCCTATTCAATCCACGAGGTGGCATAAGCATTAAGCCTTTTGCTAATACTGGTGATGACAAAACATTTGTTGAAAAACGAAAAGGAGAATATATCAATGGAATCAAATAAAAAAGCAGTAGTTTTATTAAGTGGCGGTGTAGACAGCACTACTTGTCTTGCCGTAGCAGTTAAAAAATATGGCGCAGAAAATGTTTTAGCTTTATCTGCCTTTTATGGGCAAAGACATAAAAAAGAAATCGAAAGTGCAAGAAAAGTTGCTACTTTTTATGGCGTTGAACATAAAGAAACTGATTTGTCGCTGGCGTTCTCTATGAGCGATTGCCCATTGCTGGCCAAAAGCAAGCATGATATTAAACATGAATCCTATGCAAAGCAGCTTAAAGAGCTTGGCGGTGAAGGTACTGTTGATACTTACGTACCTTTCAGAAACGGCTTGTTACTTTCTTATGCGGCTGCTGTTGCTGTAAGCGTAGAAGCAGAAGCTATTTATTATGGTGCTCATGCTGACGATGCAGCGGGGCGAGCATATCCTGATTGTACACCTGAATTCGTTGATTATATGAATAAAGCGATTTTTGAGGGTAGTGGACGAACCACACATCTTGAAGCACCGCTTATCAATCTAAATAAAGCAGGCGTTGTTAAGCTTGGATTAGAGCTTAACGCACCATATCAGTTTACATGGAGCTGCTACGAGGGCGGAGAAAAGCCTTGCGGAACTTGCGGAACGTGTATTGACCGTGCGATGGCATTTGAAGCTAACGGCGTGAAAGACCCTGCGTTGGAGGATTAATATGTATACAGTAACAAAACGATTAGAAATTTCGGCAGCACACCAACTTTCTTTAAATTATGAAAGTAAGTGCAAAAATTTACATGGCCATAATTGGATTATCTGCGTAACTTGCCAAAGCGAAACCTTAGACGCTAACGGCATGGTAGTAGATTTCAAGCATATTAAAAACCTTGTTTCTGATATGCTTGACCATCAATATTTAAACGACGTTTTACAATACAATCCGACAGCAGAAAACATTGCTCGTTGGATTTGCGAAAAAGTACCGCACTGCGTTAAGGTGTCAGTGCAGGAAAGCGAAGGGAATGTTGCCGTGTATGAAATATAATGTAGTGGAAATTTTTAAAAGTATCGAAGGCGAAGGGAAGCGAACCGGCTATCCTTCTGTATTCGTTCGTTTGGCTGGCTGTAATCTGCGTTGCAGTTATTGTGATACAGCATATGCTCAACGAGCAAGCGATGCTGTCGAGTGTTTTAATGAGCAGGAGCTTATGGATAAGATAAGCGAGTATAATTGTAGCCGTGTAACGATTACAGGCGGCGAGCCACTTCTACACGACTTACAGCCACTCCTTGAGCTGCTACACAAAGCCAAATATGAGGTAAATATCGAAACAAATGGTGCTGTACCACTTTACAAAAAAAGGTTAAGCGGTATTTTTTATACCATTGATTACAAGTGCGGCACGTCTGGCGAATCTAATAAAATGCTAATGGATAATTACAAGCACCTTAACGCAAAGGACGTTATAAAATTTGTAGTTGGCAGCAAAGAAGATTTTAATGACGTAGACCGTGTGCTTAACCATTGCAAAACAATCAAATGCCAGGCAAAAATCTACATCTCGCCAGTGTGGGGTGCAATCGAACCTGTGGAGCTAGTAGAGTACGCTAAAAAGTCGCCGTATAACATCTGTGTACAGGTACAACTCCATAAAATTATTTGGGATAAAGATAAAAGGAGCGTGTAATATGGACGCTAAAAAGTTAGAATAGGCCGCAAGGCTTATTATTGAAGGCATTGGTGAAAACCCAAACCGAGAGGGACTTCTTGAAACTCCCAAACGGTTCGCAAAAATGCTAATGGAGCAATTAGAGTACGCAAGTGTCAGCAACGATGAAATCGCAAAGAAATTCAACAAGTGCTTTTCCTGTGATAACGATGATATGGTGGTGTTAAAAGGCATTAACTGCTTTTCTTATTGTGAGCATCATATCGCACTCATGTATAACATGACTGTTGATGTAGGCTATATCCCTAACGGTAAAGTTATCGGCATTAGCAAAATTGCACGTATTGCTGACGCAGTAACAAAACGTCTACAAATCCAAGAGCGTATCGGCAAGGAAATTCGCGACATTCTTACAAAAATTTTAGGGACAGAGGACGTTATTGTAGTTATTCAGGGCGAACACTCTTGTATGACTGCTAGAGGAATTAAAAAGCCAGGAGTAAAAACAAAGACTGCTTCATGTGGCGGACAATTTTTAGTAAACGCCGAACTGCGAAAAGAATTTTACCTTGTAAACAGCAAATAAAATCTAAAGAAAGGACAGGTGTTTTAATGTGCCAGCACGAGGAAATGTTAGCAATTTAAGGCCTGTCCGAAGCAAGGATGAAGCAAGGAAGAGAGGAACTGTTGGCGGCAAAAAATCCGGTGAAATCAGACGGGCAAAAAAAAACTTACAGCAGATAGCAAAAACGATACTTGAATCACAAGTACACGACGATAAAGCAAAAAACTTTTTACATGCTTTCGGCTTAGGCGAGCAAGACCAGAACTACCAAGCCTTAATGATAGCAAAGCTACTTAACAAGGCTTTAAAAGAAACCGACGTTAACGCAATTCGCACTCTTGCTACACTGGCAGGAGCTGACGGAGGTATATTGTCACTGGCGGAAGATGCAAGCGTTGAAACAATAGACGCTTACCAATCTATCTACATTCCGAATAATGGCAGAGATACATTTGAGCCGCTGTATCTAACTCCGCAACCGGGACCGCAAACAGCTTTCATGTGTTCTTCTGCTGATATAGTAATTTATGGTGGAGCAGCTGGCGGCGGAAAAACCTTTGCACTTCTCCTGGAAGGATTAAGGCATAAAGATATAGCAGGATTTAGCGGCGTTGTGTTCCGAAAAAATTATACTCAAATCACAGCTTCAGGCGGTTTGTGGGATGCTGCTAACAAAATATATGGACAAGTGCAAGGCGCAAAACCTAAGAAAACTCCAAAACTACATTGGTTTTTTAGTCCCAGCGGAGCAAGAATTCATTTTGCGCATTTGGAGCGTGACGAAGATTTGCAAGGCTGGCAAGGCTCAGAAATCTGCTATCTAGCATTTGACGAGCTGACGCATTTTAGCCGACACCAATTTTTGTATATGCTTTCTCGTAACCGTTCAACGTGCGGTATTCGTCCTTATGTAAGAGCGACGTGCAACCCGGACAGCGATAGTTGGGTAGCTGATTTTATTTCTTGGTGGATAAATCAAGATACAGGCTATCCAATCTACGAGCGCAGCGGTGTTGTGCGTTATATGTGCGTCCTGAATGATACGATTTATTGGGGAAGCAATCCGCATGAACTCGCAAAGGAGCACGGCGTAAATGTCGAAGAATGCAAGTCGGTTACGTTTATAGCATCAAAGTTGACGGACAACAAAGTTTTAATGGCTAAAGACCCGTCGTACATGGCAAACCTTAAAGCGTTGGCAGAGATTGACAAAGAACGTCTGCTGTATGGTAACTGGAAGATTCGTCCTGCCGCTGGTATGTACTTTAAAACAGAAAACTTCACTTTTGTTGATGCAGTACCGAAAAATATCATTGCTTATGCACGTTCTTGGGACTTGGCTGCAACAGAGCCTACGCCGCTCAACCCTGATCCTGACGCAACAGCAGGCGTGTTAATGGGACTGCTTGACGATGGCAGAGTAATTGTTCTTGATGTAAAGCGCAAGCAGATAAAGGCAAATGATGCAAGAAATCTTCTGCGCAACATGGCGGCGATTGACCAGGGTAAATATAAATTCGTACAAATCACGATACCGCAAGACCCTGGACAGGCAGGCAAGGCGCAAGCTCAAAGCCTTGTATCAATGCTTGCCGGGTACTCGGTAGAGATTGTATCGCCGACAGGCAGCAAAGAGGTTCGTGCTACTCCATTTGCTTCACAGGTACAGGCAGGAAATGTCCTTATCCTTAAAAGTGAATGGAATGATATGTATCTGTCAGAACTTGAATCGTTCCCGGAAAGCAAGCATGATGATATGGTGGATGCGTCAAGTGATGCGTTTAACAAGCTCATGAATTCACGCAGTTGGGGCGGCTTAACGAGCTAGGAGGAATAATGGTAAAAAGAAAAGATAATTCAATTCGTGCAGACAGCGGATTTAAAGATGCTTTTATTGCACGAAAAGCTCGAAATTATGAAGGTCTGTTAAATGAGCGAAAGCTCACAGACCAGGCTTTGGCTACAATGTACAGAAATGCTCTTGTGCGTAGAATTGTTACAATGGCTGCCGATGATGCTATGAAGAATTTTATAGAAATCGAAGGCGATTCTGACGATTGTATCTTGCAGGAGCTTGAAACGCTGTTTGTTCAGGAAAAGCTTACAGAAGCTTTATATTGGGACAGACTGTTCGGTATGTCTTGTGCTCTTATCCTTGCTGACGATGGTCAGGAATTAAGCGAGCCTATTAATATCAACCGTTTACGCAGGATTAACGGATTAGAAATTTTTGACAAGCGAGATATTTACCCGGACACAACCTCAATTTATCTTGATACAGATATTCGAGATGCAAATTTTGGCAAGCCGGAGTTTTACATGATTTCGCCACCGAACGGAAATCAGTTTAAGGTACATCGAAGCAGACTGCTGATTTTTGACGGCGAAATGCTGCCGAAGATAGAGCGCATTGCTAATAACGGTGCTGGCTTATCCTGCCTGGATGGTGTTCCGGCTGCGCTGAACCGTGTAAAAACTGCAATGAATAAAACAATCGACATAATGGACAAGGTTAGCACGTCACTGTTAAAGCTCGAAGGCTTAAGCAATTTACTGACAAGAGAGGACGGCACGCAAGCAGTTATTCGGCGTTTAGAGCTGATAGACTACTCACGCAGAATAAATGGCAGCGTAGCCGTTGACAAGGAAGATGAATACGGCATTTTCAACATTCCGCTTACAGGCTTGACGGATATTATTCAAGAGTTTGAGCAAGCTTTATGTGCTGTTACAAGCTATCCTTTTACTGTATTGTTTGGGCGTTCTCCGGCTGGCATGAACAGCACAGGCAAGAGCGACTTGCAGATTTACTATGATAACGTCAGACGTATTCAACGCAGGAAGATTCGTCCTGCATTAGAGTATCTTGTAAGACTTATCCAGCTTGCAAAAGAAGGACCTACCAACGGCAAGGAGCTTGAAAAGTGGAGCATTAAATTTAAGGCAATCGAACCACTGAATGATCTGGAACAAGCCAACGTCGACAAGACGCAGGCAGAAGTAAGAGCTGCCGTTGTTAAGCTTGTTTTTGACCTAGTTGATAATCAACTGTTAGACGCAACACAAGCACGCCAATACCTTAAAGAGCGTGGCGATATTCCAGTTACAGAAAGTGAGCTGGATTTAGATGATGAAGAAACAGAAGAAATCAATACGTTACCTTAAAGTAAAGAAGCGTCCAAAATATCCAAAGAATTTTGAACGTGATTATTATCGCGTCCTCAGAGCCGTTGTAAGACGTTTAAAAAGTGCCACGAATAACAATATACCAATGCTGACATATTCGCTGCGTCAGGACGATGACAGCACCGTTACAGATGCTTTCGTTCAGGCGATACTTTTAGAGCTTTTAAAGAGCATGACTGTTGAGGAAGCTATAAGCGAATTAGAGCTTATTCTTGCTGGCGTGTCCAGCGTTGTCGATGCTAATGTTATCAGTGCCTTTGCGGAAGCAGTCAGCGTTGATGTGTTTTTAAATGATTCGGTTTTACTTGATACAGTAAAAGCGGAATGGAAAGCGCAGCAAGGCAGGCTTGTGGACAGCATAGTCAATACCTACATCGAAAAGCTACAAATCATTGTAAGCAATGCTGTTCAGCGTGGTACTGCCATGAGCGAAGTTGAAGAAGAAATCAAGGTACTGCTTAACACTACCGACAAGCGAGCAAAATTTATTGCAAGGAATGAGGTAGGCAATCTGAACGGCATTATAACGATGAGAAGGCAGGTTGATTGCGGTATAAGCGTGTATCAATGGTCATCGTCACATGATGAACGTGTCAGACCTTCTCATGCTGAAATGGATGGGAAATACTTCTATTGGAACAGCGATAAGATGGGCGAGATTAACGGCATAAAGGTTTATCCTTCTCCGAAATATCATCCGTGTATGGATTATAACTGCCGCTGCGTAGCATTACCTGTTATTGACCTGGAGCAATGGAACATGACAACAGCAGTTCCAATGGGTAGGGTTGATGTAAAGAAAAGCAAAGAATTAAGCTAGAAGGCGTATGCGAGAAATTGCATATACTTTTTATATACCCCAAAATAAGGAGGTGAATTTTTTGGGAAGTGTACAACGATATGAGCGCATTGATTCATGGATGTTTGTTAGCGGTGCAGTTACTGACGCTGACGGCTTCTTGCGTGATTCTCCGATTGTGGCACGTACTGGCATCTATATCTACCAACAGCCAGACGGGACTATTAGACGAGAGTACAGACCGCCGGAGGAAGTGTTCGACGCTGACAGTGAAGCAAGCTTTGTCGGAAAGCCTATTGTGGTAGGACACCCAGCCAGCGGCATTGTAAACAGCGATACCGCACAAGATTTAGCCATTGGCACGATTTTGTCCAGCGGTTATCAGAAGGACGAAACAAATATTGCCTGTGACATTGTTATCCATAATCCCTCTGCTATCGGTGAAAAGCGTGGCTTGTCTTTAGGTTACAGAGTGGATGTTGAAGAAACTCCAGGCACTACACCGGACGGACAGCAATATGACGCTATCCAGCGCAACATTCGTATCAATCATTTAGCCGTTGTTGACAGGGCACGTGCCGGAGCAAAAGCACGGCTTAATCTTGACGGTGACGAAATTATCGAAGGAGTAGAAACAAAAATGAAAATTAAAATTGATTCTGTTGATTTTGAAGTTGACGAAAAAATTGCTAACTATGTCAACTCTCTGCAAAACAAAGAAGAAAACGCTCGTGTAAAGCTTGATACTGCTAACACTGAGCTTAAAACTGTAAAAGAGCAAAATACCACTCTTAAAGCTGATGCTGACGCTTTAAAAGCTAAAGCTGATGCAATGACCGCAGAACGTGATGCTTTGAAAGCTAAAGTTGATGCTGCTGACGCTGAAAAAGAGAAAGCTGTAAAAGATGCTGTTGAAGCTGTAAAGGCTGATATGCAGGAACGTGCGGAGCTGGAAGAAACCGCTAAAATTGCTAAGGTTGAAAAAACCGATGGCTTGACCAACGCTGAATTAAAAGAAGGCATTGTTAAAGCTGCATTTGGCGAAAGCTTTAAGCTTGACGGTGCGTCTGATGCTTATCTTGACGGCGCATATTCTGCTGCTAAAGAGATGCTTCGTAATGATAACGCAAAAAATCAAGCAGCAAAAGCTAAAGGCGGTGCTGAAAAACAAGAAACTAAGAATGATTCTGCTAACGATGCACGTAGCCGCATGATTGCACGTATGCGTGGCGAAGAATAAGAAAGAGGTGAATACAATGGCAATTACTAATTATGCATTAACCATGGACAAAGCTTTTGCTGGTGCGCTGTATGATTTGTCCTCTCATACTGTAGATTCCTTTGCTGTTGAAGAAGCTGACGGTATTGGTGCTGCTTGCGCCGTTATCCGTGGCACTGACGCAGAGCATCAGGTGAAATCTCCGTCCGCATCCGGTGACGGTGCGAAAGTTATCGGCGTTACTCTGCATACTCATATTGAGCCGCCTGAAGCTGGCAAAAAATATTATCCGCAGAATTACACTGTTCCTGTTGTAACTAAAGGTCGTGTATGGGTAACTACCGGAGGTGCGGTTAACGCAGGTGACGAAGCTCATCTGAAGCTTGCTGACGGCACTTTTGTTAAAGATACTGTTGCTGCTGGCACCATTGAAGCTCTTGGCTGCGGTGCTAAATTTATCACTTCCTGCGATAAAGCAGGCTTGGCAGTTATCGAAATTGGTTGATTAGAAAAGAAGAGGTGAAATAGTAATGACTCAAATGCACTATGATGAATTAGACCTGAATGTTATTGAGCGTTGCGACGGCTTGCGTAAAGACGCAGGCGATACTATTTTTGTCGCAAAAGAACTCGAAGCTGTAAAGGCAAAAACCTATGACCAGAAATTCGCTAATCTGAATGCGCTGAAACTGTTTGATGTGTCCTCCGACGTTGACCCCGGTGCCGACACTATCAGCTATCAGTCCTTGGGTTCTGTCGGCATGGCAAAAACTATCGCCAACTATGCAACCGACTTTGCTCGTGTAGATGTGCTGGCTGAAGAACACATTGCTAAAGTTATTGCTGGCGGTGCAGCGTATGGCTACACCATGCAGGACTTGCGCCGTGCTGCTATGGCAAGAAAACCGTTGACTGCTCGCAAGGCTATTGCTGTTCGCCGTGCTCTTGACGAATATGTTAACCGCATTGCTTTCCATGGTGATGCTAAACATGGCGTTGTAGGCTTGCTGGATAATCCTAACATTGGCCACTACACTGTTGCTGCCGATGGTGCTGGTGGTACTGGTTCTTCTACCAAATTCAAAGACAAAACCGCTGTGCAGATTCTGCGTGATATGAACGGCATTATCAATTCTGTTAGCAAACAGACTAATGACGTAGAAAATCCGAATACCTTGGTGCTGCCGCCGGATCAATACAACTACATTGCTTCTACACCTTATTCTGATGTAGTCGCAGATTCCATCCTGTCTGTGTTTAAACGCAATAACCCGGATGTAACTGTATTGAAAGCCAATGAGCTGGCTGGCGCAGGTGTAGGCGGCTTGGATATGATGATTGCATACGTTAAGGATGCAGACCATCAAACCTTGGAAGTTCCGTTGCCGTTCACTCAGCACACTATTCAGCAAAAAGGCTTGGAATTTGAAGTTCCTTGCGAGGTTCGTACCGCTGGCGTGTTGATTTACTATCCGCTGTCCATGAACAAAGCTTCTGGCATCTAATCTTACAATATACTGCCCTTTCGCATGAGAGGGCATTTTCTTTTTTAGGAGGAAAGTGAATGAAAGTTAAAAACATCTCTAAAGCTGTAATTAATATCGACGGTAAATATATCATGCCTGATCAGTGCGGCATCGTTGGTGATGAATGGGGCGAAAACCTTATTGTAAAAGCCTATATCAAAGAACAAATGATTACTGTTGAGAAAGGCAATGCTAAAGAAGCAAATGTTGATGATATGACAGCAGACCTTGCAGGACTTTCCGCTGAATCCAGCAAGCGTTCTTTGACTGCTTTTGCTAAGAAATACAATATTAATGTAGAGGGTGCAGAAACCGCCGAAGATATTTATTCCGTTATTTTTGCTTTCGTGAACATGGCAAAGAAAAATGTTAACGGAAACTAAAGATAAAATAAAGCAAGCTTTTTCTGTTATCTGCCCCGAACTTCTTCTTACTGATGAAGAAATAGAAGTCTACATTAATCTTGTTTCGCCTATGCTGTCAGAAAGTGTTTTTGGCAGTATGTATATAACAGCATTTGTTTATCTTATGGCTCATCACGTTGTCCTGCGTCAGCTTATTGCGCAGTATGGAGAAAACGGTGCATCTGACGTTGGCATTACAGGCTCTGTAACGTCGGAAAAAGAAGGTGACTTGCAGCGTTCATATGGTGACAGGTCGGGTTCTTTCGATATGTTGGACAAGACGTACTATGGCATTGAATTTAAACGTCTGCGCTCTATGTGCGTTGTTCCGATAGTAACAAGATTGGATAATTCGTTATGAGTAGAGTAGAAGATAAAGATTTAGGTTTAAACCGCATTATACGAACACTAAACAAAGACCTTGACGGCGTTGTGGTCAAGGTTGGCGTACAAGCTAAAGATAAAGCTGTACGGCGAGGAAAAGGCGGAAGTATTCGCAACACTGACCAGCCGTTGGCTGTTATTGCAGCGATACATGAATTTGGACTGGGCGATATGCCCCAACGTTCTTTCCTGCGTTCTGCGTATGATGAAAATTTGCCTATGATTGACAAAATGATTCAACGTGTTGCCAATGGTGCTGTATTTGGACTAGGAACAAACGCTGCTCTTAATCGGTTGGGCAATGTTGTGCAAGGTATGGTTCAAAGAAAAATTGTCGACGGACTGTTTGTTCCGAACTCTGCTGCTACAATAAAGCGCAAAAAAAGCTCTAAACCATTAATCGATACCGGGCATCTGCGACAATCAATTCGCTATGTCATTGAAAGAAAAGGTGGTAATCATGAGTAGTTTTCGCAAGCTGATAACTGTCCTGCGTTACAACGGCAGTCCTGAACTGCTTGCCAACGGAACCTATATGTATCCTACACCACAAGAATTTAAAGTGTTAGCCAGTGTGCAGCCGCTTAAAGCTAATGAAATGATGTTGCTTCCTGAAGGTAGCAGGACGGCTAGAGCTGTAAAAATCTATACCGACAATGAACTTTATGTTGATGACCAACGCACAAACACAATGGCTGACCGCTTTAAATGGCGTGGAAAGCTTTTTGAAGTAGTGGCCAGCGACATTTTTCAAAGTGATGTTATTAACCATTATCGTGCCTATGCAGTAGAGGTGAGCGAATTTTGAAAGAAGCTAATACTCGTACTGACGTGCTGAATTTTTTTATTTCAGTATTGCAAAAAATATATTATCCGATTCCGATTCGCAGAGCAAAAATGAAACCTCCGGCTGTAAATGAACTAAACATTGTCGTTGACCTTCTGTCTGAACACAGTATAGGTAACGAGGTTGTTTTTTTAGCTGAAACAGCACAATACAGCAATGCAGGTATCATTGAAGCTACGTTAAACATACAAGCTCTCGGCGATGGTGCTGTTGAACTTCTGTCGAAGCTTAAACTTTATCTAGAAATGCCGGATATGATTGATTTGTATGATTCTGCAAATGTGGCTATAAATAGTGTCGAGCAAGTGCAAGACATTACAACTTCATTGGATGGCAGAACGTGGCAGGAACGAGCGTCGGTTGATTTAACTGTTTCGTACTGCCGTGAGCTGCTTAACCAGGGTGCAGACTGGTTTAACAAATTAGAAATAAACGGCACTACGAATAACGGCAAGGATAACAACGAACATCCTGCTGACGGCGATACTATTGTAAAAGTTGAAATCATGGGAGAATTAGAAAATTAAGGAGATGAAAATATGGCAAATATCGACAGATTAGTCAATGTGCAGATTGCTTTGAACACCACAGGTATTTCGTCCAATGGCTTTAATACACTGATGATTGTATCTGCACATGAGCACGCTGCCCCGGCGTATGTATTGACCATTACGGACGCTGACCAGCTTTTAGATTTAGGTTGGAACGCTGAGGATGCTGTTTATAAAGCTGCATTACAGGCTTTTAGCCAGATTCCGCACTATGAGAAAGTTAAGATTGGCAGGATGAACACTGATAGCTCTGCTGCTGATAATATGAATAAGATTTGTGCCGTCGATAATGATTGGTATGGTTTGTGCTATACTGACCGCACATCTGCAAAAATTATGGAAATGGCAGAATGGGTTGAAGCTCATACAAAACTGTATGGCACATCTGTTGCCGAAGCCGATGCGTTGCAAGCTGGCGTTGCAACAGATACAGGCAGTAAGCTGAAAGCGAAAAATTATTATCGCACTTTTGTTTTTTATCATAAGGAAGCAGAAAAAGAATTTCCTGAAGCAGCTGTAATGTCCAGATGCTTTACTGTATATCCCGGCGGTGAAACCTGGGCCAACAAAAAGCTTTCCGGCATTTCAAATGATGATTTAACCGAAACAGAATATCTTGCATTGACTGCCAAAAACTACAATACCTTCGAAAACTTCTCTGAGAATGTCAGCATTACTCAAAATGGTAAGACTTGCGCTGGCGAATGGATTGATGTTATCCGTTTCCGTGACTGGCTTGTCGAAACCATTAAAACAGAAGAATTTGCAATGCTTATTAATCGTGAGAAATTGCCGTACACTGATGCTGGCATTGCACTTGTCGAAGGTGTGCTGAATAAAGTTCTGAAGCTTGGTCAAGACCGTGGCGGTATCGCTCCGACTGAATATGATGATGATGGCAACAGAAATCTTGGCTACACTATTACAGTTCCTAAAGCTGCTAATATTAGCGCAAACAAGAAAGCACAAAGAGTTCTTGACGATGTAAGGTTTACCGCACGTCTTGCAGGTGCTATCCATGCTGTTAACATTAATGGTTCTTTGACCTATGAGAACCTTATTCAGAAAGCTTAAAGGAGGGCAAATAAATGGCAAGAGTAAAGACATATGACCCGAAGAAAGTTAAGGTGCTGTTCGGCTCTCTTATCTTGACTGGCGTTGATGAAGGTACTTTTATTAATGTTGAAACGCAAGGTGACGGAATTTCCGCTATTGTCGGCTGTGACCAGGAAATTGTCCGCAGTATTGACCCGTCCTCTGTCTTAAAGCAAGTCACTGTTACTCTGTTGCAGTCCAGCTCCAGCAATGCAGCATTAAGCTTGATTCAAGATGCAGACAATCAAAACGGTGCTGGCTTGCTTCCGTTAACTATTAAAGATTTGAGCGGTGACAGCGTTATGGTTAGTGATCAGGCATGGATTGTAAAAAAACCTAACTTCCAGCGTGGTAAATCTGCTTCTGACGGTAAATGTGAATGGGTATTCATGGCGGTTGTTCCGGATGAAGCTTTTTTAGTTGGCGGTCACAGCTAAGAGGTAAAAAATGAGACAAGCAAAATTTGAAGTAAAGAACAGAAAAATCGGTGCGAATACCTTTTATGTTCGTGCTCTTCCTCCGCTGCAAGGCTTGAAACTGTATGGTGACTTACAGAAAGCTATTACCGCCGCTTTAAAAGGCGGTTTAACATCTAACAGCGAAACGGAAGATATGAAAGAAGCATTATTAGGTGCTCAAATCAATATCGGTGCTATCCTTGCGCAGTTAGGCGAAAGCTTTAATGGTGAAGTGCTGGCACAGTTCTCTGAACGTCTGCTTGATGCTGAATATGTCAGCGTTAAGATTAAGGGCGAAGAAGAAGCTATTATGCTGACAGAGGATGTTATCAATGAGCTTTTTACCGGAAAGCTTGTTGAACTGCTTAAGCTCGAAAAATTTATTGTTGAGGTAAATTTTGGAGATTTTTTCGCTTTAATTCCCAACCTCTCTGGAGTCCGCGAGATGTTGGTGAGCAAGTAGAAATTCCCGGCACCTTGTCGTCAACGCTAACCGCTGAATCTTTTATTTGGCGGCCAGTGTTGGCTAAGGTAGTTACTGTTACAGAAATAAAAGAAGGCACTGTTACATTAAGTGACTTATGTAAAATAAATGCTCTGCTTGATATGCAGAGTGATGTACAAAGATACTATCTTGACCACCCTAAAAAGAAAGGAGCTGATGCGCCGTGGACGTAAGAAGTTTAGCTATTGCGATTGGCTTCAAAGTAAATAACTCAAATGTTAAGCAAGTAGAGCAGACAACCAAAAAAGTTAAAACAGGCCTTGAACGTGTTGGCGATTCTGCTGATAAAGCTGGCAATAAAGTAGATAGTTTGTTTTCGAAGTTAAGCGGTCTGGCTATGTTCGCTGGCGTTTCGCTGACCCTCGGAAGCATCGTTAAAACGATTGACGAATGGAAGGTTATTGAAGGTCAGGTAAACAACGTAACCAAAAGCCAGCAGGAATCCAAAGCTGTTCAGAAAGAAATTTACAACATTGCCAGCCGTACTCGTCAGCAATATAAATCTACAGCTGAGCTTTATACGTCTGTTGCACGTAATGCGCAGGAGCTGAAGAAAAGCACTAAAGATATTCTGCTGTTTACCGAGGATGTTTCAAACGCAATGTTGCTCGGTGGCGGTGATGCTTCATCTCAGCAAGCCGCGCTTGTGCAGTTAGGACAGGCCTTGGGTTCCGGCACATTACGCGGTGATGAATTAAACTCCATCCTGGAGCAAGCACCTAGACTTGCAAAAGCTATTGCCGAAGGCATGGGTACTACAATCGGACAGTTAAGGCAGATGGGCAGCGAAGGCAAATTAACTGCACAAGATGTTTTTAATGCTATTCGTGGGCAATCTGACCGCTTAAAAATGGAGTTAGGTAAAATGCCTTGGACTGTTGGCCAGGCAACAAACAAGATGCAAAATGCGCTTGGAAAGTTTTTCAAAGAATTTGAGGACAAGACGGGCATAGTTGATGGCATAGCGAAACGCATGGCAAAATTTGCAGACTACATCGAGAATATTAATCTTGATAACTTTATTTCTGGTCTGCAAATTGCAGCGATTTATGCAGGCATTCTTTTCGGCATGGCAAAATGGAGCAGTTTTGTAATGATGATTGGAACTGCTGTGAAGTGGATTGTTGCTATGCGAGATGCTTTATTCTTGGCAACCGGGGCGCAAATAGCATTCAACAGCCAAACACGAAGGGGAGCAGCTATGCAGATGCTAATAATGGGTAAATTCCTCTTAATCGCAGCAGCGATTGCATTTGTTGTCTTGCTTATACAGGATTTTTATAAGTGGGTGACAGACCCGAAGGCAGACACCATGATGAAACGCTGGTTTGGAGATTTTGAACCTATAAAAAATAAATTTATCGACTTCAAGGACAGTGTTATTCAATGGTTTAGCGATATTGGAACAGCTATCGCTTTTGTGCCTAAACTTATCTATGAACTGTTTAAATTGGCGTTTGAAGGCATTTGGGGTTTAACTTCTTGGCTGTGGGAAGGAATAGGAAATGCTTTTGTTTCCGGTCTTGCTGCAATAGGCTATGTTATAGACGGAGTTATTATGCTGTTTGTTAACGCTTTTAAGTTCATACAAGATAGTCTAACAATCCTGGCTACATTCTTTGCCGATACCATAAATTCTGGATGGCAGCTAATAACTGGCTTTTTTGACAACATGATTAAGTGGGTAAAGGACGCTATTAAGTGGGTTGACAACTTAATCAGCAAATTAAACATCATGCAAGGCGTGAAAGATTTTGTAAACAGCAATATTATTGACCCTATTTCAAATTTTGGCAGCACTGCAGTAAATCGCTTGTTAGGTAATCCGACTACTACAAACACCTCATCCAACATTTCCAATAGTGGTAACACCACGAATTATATCCAGGTTACATCTGCCAGCACTTCTCCAGAAGCAACAGCAACTGCGGTTGGCAATGTTGTTAGTCGCAATAGCGGCTGGCCAGTTGATAGCTATTTTCCTTTAAGCGAGGTGTAGTGATATGCTGGCAGATATTTTAGGTTACAACATTAAAAATCCTACGCAAGTTGGTTCTTTGAAGGTTGATATAGTAAAATCTTTTGAATACACCTATGATCAGGATGTAACAGGACAACCGGTAGAAACAGGTTTTGAAATTGCTGACCATATTGTCAACAAGCCTTTGAAGCTGACAATGACCGTCGGCATTTCGTCTACCCCTGTAACGTGGTTCTATAAGAATGGGTGGGGAGAAAAGAAATTTGCTAACGGTTTGCAGCTTTTAGAGGAAATCAGAGATAAGAAGGAGCCTGTGACTATCATTCGTCCCGAGAAGAAGTATGACAACATGGTTATGACTTCTTGCCGAGTAAGCAAGCAGGATTCGTCGAAAAGCATTATTTATGCTGACTTAGCTTTTCAGCAGATTGTTAAGGTAACTACGCAGACAACGGCAATTCCCGAAAACGTTGTAACTGCATCACAGGAAGAAAACGCTGGAGAAACTGCGGCAAACGCTGGCGCAGGAAAAACATCTTCTGTTGATGTTGGCGGAGGTTCTGCTAATATTCCTGGCAGTGACGGTTCTGGTGGCATTAGTGATTCTCTAGGAAGTGAAGCTGCAACAAATAAAAGCTGGCTTGCTGGCGGAGTTGACAGCGTTAAAAGCGGATTAGGCTTGCTGTTTTAGGAGGATAACATGATTACAATTAATTTTGCCGATGGTAACGATGTTGTTTTCAGCGTTCCTTTTGACGGCAAGAAATATAAAGTAAGAATGTGCTGGAACCATGAAGGGCAATTCTGGGCATTACACCTTTGGGACGCTAATAACAATGTAATTCTTGCTAACGCTTGCGTTGTGCCGAAATTCCCCTTGTTAATGAATCACCATAAAAGTAATGCGCCTAGAGGGGAATTGCTTGTCTTGATGGACAAAGAAAGCGTCGGCAGAGATGATTTTCAGAGCGGTGCTGCGACGCTCGTGTATTGCACGGAAGATGAATTTTATGGAGGTTAGCTATGGCACAGTTTGACCGCATTTATAAAATTACTCTAGGCGTACAAGGTTCTGACGGCGTGGTTATTGAAGCGAAGGCGAAAGAACAGGGATTGGAGATTGAATTTGACATTGCTAAGAGCCTTGCCAAACAAAGTAATTCCTGCTCGCTAAAAATTTACAACTTGTCGAAAGCGACTGCTGACAAATTGGAAAGAGCAGATACAATCTGTATCCTTGAAGTAGGATACAGCGAGGACGCTGGATTGAAAAGAATTTTTATCGGCTGGGTAACTGACTGTTATTCCTACATGAGCGGTTCTGACAAGGTTACGGAGATGAAGCTTTATGATGGACACGTTGCTATTCGTGATAGCATCGTGTCCTTGTCGTGCGCCCAGCATGGGCGATAACTAGGTGGTGAAAGTCCACTACGCGCTCG